ATTGATGACATCATATCCACTTCCTCTAGACGAAACTACTATATTTTCTAGAGTTCCGTAATAAACAACATTCTCTGACTTATAGTTTAAAATCTCAACGCCATTCGCAAGAATACCAGTTTTTCCTGCTTCAGTTTCATAAGTTCCACTTTCATTATCAGGTGCTTTTATTTCTCTCAGTAAATTCTGATGTTCAATTTCTTTGTTGTGGAAATCTTTATATTGTAACGTATTTGCAGTTACAATTCCAGATACTGAAACATAATTTTCATTATACAGGTTTGCCTGACTAGTTGAAAGTTTAAACTGTGTTGAATTTAATCTCTTTACATAATACACACCTTCTTCAATATCAAATCCACTAGTAATATTAAATCCAAATTCTGGATCTTGAGTAATATATTTGTCATACCAAACAGGATCACCAGTTTGATATCCATGATCGTTTACACCAGATACAGTGAATGTTTCTCCACTATAACTTCCAGTCAAATCAATCTTTCTATCATAGAATTTTAAAGCTTGATTGTAATAATTTGGGAAAGATGCAGATGCTACAAGTAAATCTTGATTGAACTTTACATAAGTGTTTTGTACATTTGCAAAGTATTTTTCAATGTAAGAGTATTTTGATAAGGTAGAATCAACTTTTGGTTTTAAAATATTTCTTTGGACAGTAAATCTAGAACCATTTAAAGCACCTTGTCCAGAAATAACAAAAGTATATTCATCTACAACCCCAGTTACAGTACCACCATTTGTAATCAAATTAGTATCTGTAATTGAGATAGAATCTCCTAGTTTGAAATTACTTTTTGAATATGTTTTTATTCTATATGATGGAATTGATGAGTCCGATATTGATACTTCAGAAACATCAAACTTGTTTGAAATATTATAAATCCAAAAATCTGTTTTTGGACTGGAGGTTGTAATACCTAAAGATTTAATTCTTGCGGTGTCATTTGCAGAATAATAGTAAGTATCTGCTTCAATCACTGGTTCTGATAAAACAGAGCCAATTCGCATATCAACTCTGTTTGCTGTTCCAACACCAACATATCCATATGCATATGCATTAATTCTTACATCTGTTTCAGAATTGATTGCAGAATCAACACCTGGAGTAGTTGTGTTTGCAGCACCTACACCAAAGAACTGGTTTATTGATTTTGAAGTATATCTTAATGTTCCAGTTGTTCCAGAAGAATATGTTGTGACAAGTTCTCCAGATTCTGGGAATCCAACCGTTGAATCTACATCAAGAATTGACGCGCCACTAGAGACTTGAGTGATAATCTTAGTTTTGGGATGAACTGAAAAGTCGGCTAAAACACTCCCATCAAAAGTAATATCTTTTGAATAATCAAAATCAACACTCAATTTATAGAATGTCTTATCATTATATGTTAATTTTTCTACATCCGTGATTGATGCATATGATTTTGGAATATTATATGAATCATATTCATCTTGGAAGAGAGTTTGATTTCTTAAGGTACTTGGATCTCCACTAACTGCTTCAACAACCAAATCTTTAGTTATTCTATACTGAGCATCAGATGGTTTGAATAAGAAATCTTTTGGTTTTATAACTTCTACAGTTTCTCCGTATAAAGCACCAAATAAAATCTTAAAGGAATCGTCGGTTCCTTTTGCTTTGTAAAAATCCTTAGACTTGGATATAAAAAGCCTTTGATTTACATCAGTATCAATCTCTCTGTTTTGGAACCCAGGAGAAAATTGATACTTAATCTTTGTAAGAAATTCTTCAAGAAGAAGAGCACTCAGGTTTACGATTTCTGTACCTTGAGTGTGATTTGCAATTTCAGATTCCGAGAATGTAAGTTTATCGGTAGAATCTACGTTTCTATAGGAAGTTACTCCACTAAAACCTCTTATACATCCAGTAAAGGAATTAGTTGTTTTTCCAGTATACAGAATGATTTCATCATCAATTTGAATCAATCCATATTTTTCTGGAAACTGATATGTTCCTAAGACATTATTTGCAATGTCAAATTCTACTGTGATAGTAGTGTCTGCAAACGTTATATCATTAAGCAACTTGGTAGAACTTGCATTACTCGTTAGAGTTTCAAGTTTTAAATACTGATCTATATTTTGAATTAAATCAACAGAAGCACCAGGATATTCCTGTGAAATGTAGTATTGTTTTAAAAATTCTACAATTAAAGGAAAATCTTCTCTCGCAAAAGCAGGAAGTTGATTTTCTACAATATCCTGAATCTGAACTCTTTTTAAATCTGTTGATATCATCTTACGACATTAATAGTTTGAGGAAAATGTTGCGCTCGTTGTCTGTGTTGTTGTGGTAGTGGTAGTGGTTGTAGAACCATTGGTTCTTGCAACAACTCTTCCACGAACTAAGCTTCCATTTGCATAACTTGAGGATACAATGTAGTTTGAACCTGAAATATCATTACCAGAAGAAATTCTATCCGAGATAGAAGTAATGGATGTGTTATTAATATCTAGTTGCAAATAAAGATCCTGCAATCCAATAACATCATTAGAATAAGGTACTGCAGATATTTCAATAAGTGGGAAACCTCTATTCAATAATGTTGATGTTATGTTGATAGGATTGAGTTTGATTTCACCTTTAATATAATCAATTGTACCAACATTTCTCCTTACAATTACTGGTTCGGTTGGAGAATTCAATCTGAACAAATTAACAATACCAGTTTCAAGTCCCATGTTTGGAGTATCTGAGAGATAAACCACTCCAGGTATTCCGCTTACACTAAATCCAGAAGATTTAATGTTGTATCCAGCTCCATATGCTGGTGAATGTCCATGGTTTTTGATATAAAATCTATTACCAAAACAAATTTCATATTCAGCAAAACTATTTAATACCACTCTCAAATCCCTTCTCATAACAATTGTAGTGATATTGGAGGTGATAGCATCAACACTATCATCAATCAGTTTTAAGAACTTACTGTACTTGAATCTTGCTCCAAATTTGTTTAATTCACTTGAGTTGGCATATCTGTCCACATTATTACTTACAACGCTTGTAACGGCGCTTGCAGACTTAGCCAGGTTGTCGTTATAGTATGCCTTAACCGTTGGTTCAATATAAAGATATTTTAAGTCAATGATTTCAGGAATGATTCCTGCAACCGAATATTGCTTCAAATCTCTCTTAATATTGTCCTTGATTGAGTTTGATAAGTATGCACCATTAATTGGTTTGATACTGATATAAACTTTACCAAATTGTGGTGGATTTAAATCTTCTCCACCAAATACAGAAATTGATTCTGTTTCTGGATATACTGAAGGAACAATGGCTTCATAATCTCCAGCGGTGACTGCTCTATTCTGTGATGCATAGATTCTTGATGCATACTTTTTGACAGAATCAATTCCTTCAATATTAGAACCACCAAACGATGGTGTATTTGTTGTAATTAAAGAAATTCCAGAGTTGACTGCAATAGCTTCTCTTGAAGATGTTAATTTACCAATAAAATTAAACTGAGAGAAATTATTGCCATTTTCACCATTACTTACAATATATGATACTTCAATGTAATTTGGTGCTTCTAACTTCTTACCAAAAACACCATCACCAAAAATCAATTCATATCTTTCGTCTTCAATCTCTTGAACCCAGAATACCGGAGATTCTGAACTAACGGCAAATAAACTATCTGCTTGTCTATATTTTCTACTAATGTCAGAGAATTGGTTTGGTTTTACAGTAACTCTAATTGATGAAGTATCAATATTAGAGTTTGGAAGAATAAATCTCTGATTTGGTGTTAATGTATCAAAAGTAAAGTTAGTCGTTACATATGTGCCTTCATAAACATCAATGTTATCAAATGAGGCAACATCATCTATAACTTGAACTGTAATATCATCTAAGATAGAGTAAGTATAATTTTCGTTTCCAAAAACATTTGTAGAGACTGTAGAACCCTTATTGAGAACAACAATTTCTGGTTTTGTTGCATATCCCGATACATCTACAAAGAAAGATATATTTGCTCTTGCTGATCTTCTTGATCTTGGTACATATCCAATATTACGCGCAAGAGAGACTACATTCTCTCTGAGAGTTGCGCTATCAATAAACACCTCATTTGATACCATGTTGGCATTGTATGAGGTGATATACGTATTATATGCAAGCACATCAATGATTGCAGATAAATTAGAACCCTCAAAGTCGTAATCAGTAAAATTTGAGTTGGTTCTAAGATAATCCTTAATCGATGTCTTTATCTGATCGAAGTCTAGATTTGCAAAGTTAACTAGTGGCATTATCGTGTTGGCTGTAATGCAAATGACAATTGTTGTGGTTGTGCATCAATCCCAACAATACGGTATCGAATGGTAACATTAAGTTCATTTGAATCATAGTTGGGTTCGACATCAACAGAGATTAAATTAACTCTTGGTTCAAATAAATTGATAGTATTCTCAATTTCATCCCTTGCAGCTGATGCAGAAATGTCATCGAGGGATTCAAATAGAATACGATTCACTCTTGAACCTAAATCATTGTTAAAAAATCGCTCTCCCCTATCCGTAAGCACAAGATTACGAATGGATCGAGCGATTGCAGTTTCATTTTTGAGCGCAATAATATCATAGGTAAGAGGACTTACCTGAAAGGACATTGAAACGTCCTTGAATGCTTTACTAATGCGCTCGACAGGCATTTAATACTACAATTCTACCTTATTTAGCACTAAAATTCAGATAGTGGAATGGGTTCAGTACCATATTCCCAGTCATCATAGTCGTCATCATTACGAATTTTTTCATGAACATCGTTCTGAACATGAAAATCATGTTTTTTTGGCGTCAAATCATCATTTGCAATCTCACGGAGCATTTTACCTTGTGGTTTACTCCAATAATCAGTAATTAAACTAGTCGTTCCCCATGTTTCTCTCATATAATCAACGTTCCTGTCCGGATTCGGGTTGTTTGCCATCTGTTTCGTCCTCTAAATTGGTTAAAACAGAACTTTTTACGGGGTTGCTATCCCGTTCTTTAGCAGTTTTCCAGAAATATTCGTCCTCTCTACCCATTCCAAGACGATCAAACCCATTTTCAACCTGATAATACTGTGTTGATACCTTAAAATCAGGCATTTTTGGTTCAACAGGTGTCAGACTATTGTCAAAAATACGTAATCTGTTGTTTGGATAGAGTGCAAATTGTCCATTTTCAAGCTCAATTAGGTTATGTGACTTATGTTCAGCAGGATTTTCACTTGTTGCCCAATCAACCATGTCTGGATCGCGATGATAATTGTCTAATGTACAAACATAAGCACCTTTTACAATACCATAATCTCTTGTATAGCACTCAAAGTCCATACTACCAATGAATTTCTTATCAATACTTACTACACCATAGTCCATACAATTCCAGAATTGTAGGTTGGGTAGGTTCATATCAGGTTCAGGTGTCTGAGGACGAGCCACAAAGGCACTGATGGGCAGTTTATCGTACATTGCAGCATACTCTGGTAAGTATGTCTCAAAATAAAAAGCGCGTCCAGGAATCGACTTAGCCGAAACCCAAACGCCCTTTACAAATTCACCCCATCCACTTTGATGATCCGTAAGATATTCCTTACGAACCCATACTTCAGTTGATGGTAGATTGGTGACTAAACAACTCATACAGATTTGAATTCTGTACTATTTACCTTGTCCACGATATTTCTTTTTTGCCTTATTACGAGAAGTAGCTGAATGCAATGTATTCATCGAGCAACCTTGACGAGTCTTCTTAGGTTTTCCGGGGACATAACCACCCCCCTTCATCATACCTTTAGCCATCTTCAATAATCTCCTTAATCAAATAATACGAGTTTTTTCATGTCCAACTCTGATACGAGGATCGCACCAGATTTCAAAGCCCTCATCCTTTGCATCAAGACAGAATGATACATCTTCTCCACACATGTCCTGAACATTTCCAGATTCAAAGATTTGCATCTTAGGAGCAAACCAAGGATATTCAAGATTCTCAAA